TGTAATGTTTCAACATTAAAAGTTGATATAGAGTTTTTAAGTGATTCAGCTGTTAGCGGAAAATATAAAGCGTCTGCTATTTTAAGAGAAACATTCTCTGCTAGCTTTAACGTGAGATATAAACTAGCTTGCTTGATATGTCTAGTTGCTACGTTGGATGCGTTAGCGGCCATCTTTTGAAGACCTACTAATGAGTTTTTATCCTGTGAGCTTCCATCTCTAGCTTCATTTAATCCTGTTACATCACGGATCATTTGTAAATAATATTGATACGTTTGTATAAGCGCTTGTATCTTACCTAGACCGCTAGAACTATTAAGTTCTTGAATAGGTACTTTACCAGGATTCATATCGCCATCTTGCGTCATTGATCTACCTACAATAGAACCAGTTTGGAAATACATGTTTAATGCTTCCGCTGGATTGTAATTAGTCCCATTACCAAGATCAACCTCAGCTAAACCATCCATATCTAAGTAGACACCGTCTGGTACCATTCTAGACATTACCTGTTGCAGTTTAAGATGTGTTAGTTGAATCATATCTGCAAATCCAACGCATTTACTTACAACAGACTCTATACGTCCCTTATACATTCTAGGAGCACATATAGCATAATTCATTTCAACCTTAGTTGTATCTGCCATTGGCCTAGACATGTTCTCTGCTAGACTCCAGTCTAATATATTATTAGTTCCTAAAACTTTAGCACCAGTATATAAAACCTCTATTGATCTAGATACTCTCTCAAAGTTATCATTTTCAGGTGGATTAAAAGTATCTGGCTTTTCCAAAGCTTTTAATAATCCTGAATCTGTTTGCTTTATTTTAAATACTTGATTGTGATACGTCTTATATTCAAAAAACATTACCTGCACAGTGTTTTCGTCGTAATTGCCCCAACCAGAAACATATTGCCTGTTACCAGGTGTTTCTTGTATTCTTTTTAATTCTTCTTCTGATATACCAGGAAACTGTTTTTTAAGCTCTGGTATTGTTATAGACTTTACCTCGCCTACATAGTATATATCTTCAAAGTTTGGATCTTCTGTGTATGAGTAAACCATATAAGCTGGATCTACATAATCAACAGTAATTCCTTCAGCTGTGTTGAAGTTAGTTTTACCAGCTGAAATACCTATGGTTGTAAGATCCATATTTAATCTTCGTCTAACAAGATCGTATTTGTTTTGAGCAAACACAGTTGATATAGCTTCTTCTTCTGCTATTTCAATTGACTGCTTATAACTAAGTTGCATATGTAATTCCAACTCTTCTTTAGATCCTGGAACTACAACTCCACTTGGTGATTGGTACAAATCAATACCTAACGTTTGTTTTAAACCGTCTAGATATTCTTTAGCAACCATGTCTTCTTGAAGTCTGCTAGCATATTCAGTTCTTCTTTTAACTGAGCTAGGATCTTGAGAATAAGCTTTAATGTCATAAGACTTTTGTGATATACCATTAACTACAATGTCTACAAACTTAGATAAAATAGGTACTGGCTTCCAGTCTAAATTAAGATAAGACAAATCACCATTAATTGATAATTCATCTTTATATTTCTGCACAGGTTGTTCACCTCTAGCGTATAGTCTTAACGAATGAAAGTTATTCCAGTTTGTTAAGTATCTATTACCTCCAGTTCTGCCTTGGTCAAACCACTCATACTCGATAGCTTGAGCAACTTGAGTTCCGTATTCCCAGCTAGCTTTTTCAGCATCGCTTACTACTTGGCTTGGAAAAGCGCTATTAGTGTTAGTGTATATACCCATTTAACTTATAATTTTTGAATTGACCCCTTTGTTGTCATATTTTTTAATACCTAAATTTACAGACTCTCTTATAACCGGATTAGACGGAGCGTATCTGTGTTTATTGCAAGCCATTAAAGCTAAGCCAGAACTAATAGAAGCATCGTGCTTTGTTCTGTTGTTTATATTAAATTTAGCCCAGTCTTCTAATGTTCTTTGAAAAAACATATCACCATATCCAGTTTCTTTTAAACCAACGTATGATTCTATATATGTTTCAATAGCTGCCGCGTGAGCTTGCTTTATATCCTCACTTGAATTTGGTATTCCACCAAGTTCTCTTTCTGTTACTGATAATTTATTATATTTTCTATCTGGCCTGTTTATAGAAAAATTTCTATAACCTCTTCTTTTAAAATGGTATAATAATCTAGGTTTATTATTCTCAGCTAATATTGGCATACCGTAAAACACGCAAGCCATTAATACGTCTTCAAAAAATATTTCAGCGGTCTGTGGTCTAGCGATATATTCTAAAAAGAAATGATTTGGAGGCACGTCTTCCATTGAAAACTTAGTTAAACCATGTAAAGATCCATTAGATCCTCTTTTGTCAACTGTACCTGATATATCATAACTGTCACAGCCAAAGGCTCCACAGTGTTCGTTTCCTGGATATTTATACCCACTCTTTATTATTACACGGTTTTGCAAGTTTGCAGGTGGAACCCAAGAAATTCTGAACCTTCCGTTTTTGTTAGGCACAAATGTAACCTTAGAGTCTTTAACTCCGTTTTCCCATTGAAAACTTCCTTGTGTAACTGATATTGAGTTTTTAAGATCTTCATTAAAATCTATTTGCTCGTATATTTTTGTTAAATTGAATAAAGATTCTTTAGACTCATCTCTAAAAGCGTGCTTTGTTGTGCGCGGGAATTGTCTGTAGAATTCATTTAAACCATCTTGATCCTGCTTTAATCCTTCGACTTCATTCTCCCAGTACTCCACAACACCTTGAACTATAGTATCGCCTAAAGGTCCTTTTACTTCTTTTTTTGGAGTGTCGAATACAGGAAAGCCATAAGAGTCAATGTAACCCTCGTAGTTCCATTCCATAGGTATGAACAAACTATAGAGTCCTGAACGAGTCTGTCCATTGGCATTTCTTTGCGTAACATCTGAATCATTGTAAAGTTTTTTAAAGTTGTCTCCTCCTTTATCTAAAGCGTTTGAGGTTGAACCCATCATACACTTGCCTATAATTCTTGAACCTAACCTTAAACAAGTTCGAGTTACCCTCCAGTTGTTTAATATATTTGTAGGTCTTTCCCACTTTCCACTTTCATCGTGTACTAGTAGTTTTAGTTTCTCTCCATCGTAGGAGTTATCACCTGTGTTTTTCCAGTCGATCGTTGTGTCGAGACCGGTAATTTCTTGAAGCTTTTCGTTAGAGTCAAGCTTACGTCTTGTGAATTTAGACGCTGGTACTCTGTACGCGAGCTCTGTCTTCGGCCTGTCCATTCCATCCTGGATTGGTTTGAAGAAGAATGGATAGTTGACTGATATTGGGACAACTTTGTCAGTAAACATTTTCTTTGCATCGGGTCCAGATTTCGAGAGTATACCAAAGCGAGCATCTGTAGATATTGTTGCTTGGTTAACTGCCTCCCCGCTTGCCATGAACGAAAAACCGGATCTTCTGTTCTTAAGGTAGCACATCCCATAGCTACGCGTGTCGGCTTTACAAGCTTCCCAGAATATATAGAATAATCTGTTTGATTCCCTAAAGTCTGGTTGCCCGACGTCAATCTTACTCCACTGCAGGTACATATAGTTAGTGCCAGTAATATAAGTAGGCTTGTCTTTGTTAATAAACCAAAAACCCTCTTCGCGACGCGTGAATTCTTTATCAATGTAATCATACCATTTTTCTTTAAAATCTAACGGGTATTCTTCCCAGTCAAATACGGATTTAATTTTACTTAATTCTTTTGGGTATTTTGAATGAGACCATTTGTTATCTTCAAAGTTAACAACGTCATTTTCTTTTGGTAAAGCTATTACAAGATTTTGTATCTCATATATCTCACCTATTTCGCCGGTTTTACTTATAACTATTAAGTCGTGTTCTTTGTTGTACCCATATTCCCACTTCTTATACCTATTCATTCTTTTAAGAACTTTAGGCTTCACGTGGTCTTTTAATACTTTATATAAAGTTTGCTCGTACATTATTTAGATCTCCCTTCTGCAAATCCTCTAAAAGACTTTTCCTCTTTTGCCTCTACAGGTTTTTCGTTTAACAAGTTCTCTTCAGCTTCTATTCTACTTAATATTTCAAAAGCATCGAATATAGCTAGTTTCTTTGTAGCTGCAGCGTTTTTTAATCTATCTGCCGTGATATCATCTCCTGAATCAACAATAGCTTCTTTAGCTACTTTGATTAACTCCTGAACTGCTACTTGCCCAGCTTGGATTATATTCAACTTCGTTTCCTTGGTGTTCATATTTAATTACGATATCATTAGATTTCATACAGTATAATCGCTTTCCGTCAACTAAAAATTCCCATTCTCCGTTAGGCTTATAACCTACCAAATCTCCTGAGTTAATTCCTAGCGCATTTAAGGAGCTATTGTCATACTTTAATATACCAACAAGACTTTTTTCCTTATCAAGCGTTAAAGACTCTGTATCTTTTATAGGTGAAACAAAGCATCTGTTTCCAAAAGCTTTCCAATCACCACCTTTATTATATAAGTAGATTTGATCTACTGCACAAAAATGTAAATCATCTCTGAACCAAGATCTACTTTTCTTTTTATTACCTTTCATGTCATAGAATACTCTAAACACGTTTTGATGTATAACAATTATATCACCAACATCAATACCAGTATTTACAGCTTTAGGAGTTTGTATAACTCTAGCTAATCTATTTACAAATTTAAAATCTTCAATCTTTGTATTTAAAACCAACTCTTTGTCACCTACTTTAATTGTATTACTGTATTTCTCACCTAATGGCTCTACGATAAAATCATAAAGTCCTTTCAATACTCTAAATCATATTCAACAGATATTGCCATGTGAGAATTAAACTTCTTCCATGGCATTACCTCGTTGTTTTTCTTAATGTGAATATTGTAAGAGTTATCAGACTCATCAAGAAGTATATGTGAGATCTCATGACCACCATAAACTTGTTGACCTACAGAGTAATGCATAGCATCATTCTTGTAATCAGAACCAATACTTATTTTTCTTACAATAGAAGACATACTAAGCTTTTTCAAGTTTAG